CGTAGCTTCCATTGCTTCTCCTGTGTCTGCTCCTTCGTCCTACATGGACATGCTGCAGAATGCATGGAAGAAGCCCCTCTCCATCTCTAAGGAGGCTAAGTAATTATGGCCGTAACTTTCTCTGCTTCGGGCACTGCTTCTGCTGGTGGCGTGCAACAGAGCTACGCTCTGGCGCAAACCGCACTGCTGGAAGGTCAACTGTCTGACATCCGCGACAACACCATTTCTACTGGCGTCAACCAAACCGGCGCTGTTGTTCCTTTCGGCAATCTTGCCGTTTACAACGTTGCTGGCACTGTTGCCAACTCTGCTACGACCATCTCTGGCGCTTCTGACACCGTGCTGGGCGTGAACGTGCTCACCTATGTTGACGAAACCGCTCTGGACACCAACAATCGTCCTGGCGTGAAGAATCAGCAGGTCATGAACCTGGCTAACGAAGGTGCAGTGGCCGTTTACGTGACTGGCGCTGTCACCCCCGCATCGCCTGTGCGTGTGCTGTATTCCGCCAGTGGCACTGGCAAGGCTGGTCAGTTCTCCCATGCTTTTGCATCGGGCAAGACTGTTCGTCTCGCGAATGCTCGTTTCCTCACCTCCACCACTGGCAGCGGTCTTGCTGTTCTGGAGCTGAATGGTCCGAGCTTCACCCTCTCTGCTGATTCTTGATAGGAGGCTCTTAAAAATGTCTGAATTCCGTATGGATGATGCGGGCCTGTTCCTTGAGCGTCAGCTTGAGTACATTCGCCCCCAAGTGTTTGAAATTGCATATGCGGATATCAAATATCCGACTGTGCTGCCCGTGACTAGCGAAGCTGGTCCTGGTGCTCAAACCTTCACCTATCGCATCATGGACTCCACTGGTGAGTTCAAGCTGATTGCTGATGCTGCTGACGATCTGCCCCGTGCCGACATCAGCCAAGTGGAGAAGAGCATCAACATCCGCTCGTTCGGTGGCAGCTTCGGCTACACCGTGCAGGAACTGCGTGCCGCTCAAATGGCCAATATCGCCCTGGAGCAGCGTCGTGCTGCTGCTGTGCGTCGTGCCTATGAGGAGAAAGTGGAAAGCGTTGCTTTCTTTGGCGAAAGCACTGTGGGCCTGTCTGGCTTCTTCAACAACTCCACTGTGGACGTTGTGGCTGCTGACAAGTGGTTCACCACCGCTGGCACCACTGCCCAAGAAATGCTTGAACTGCTGAACTATGGCGTAACTGCCATTATCAATGGTTCCAAGATGAAGGAGCAGCCGGACACCATTCTGCTGTCCTATGCCGACTACAACAAGATCAGCACCACTCGCAACTCCGATTCTTCGGACGTGACCGTGCTGGAATACTTCCTGCGGACCAACCCCTACATCCGTAACGTTGAGCCCATCAACCAGTTGGAAGCTGACAATAGCGTGCTGAACACTGACCGCATGGTGGTGTACAAGCGCGATCCTGAGAAAGTGCAACTGCACATCCCTCAGCCCCTTGAGCTGTTCCCCCCTCAACAGCGCGGCCTGGAATTCATCGTTCCCGCCCATGCTCGCGTTGGTGGCGTTGCTCTGTACTATCCCAAGAGCGTCATTTACGTTCAGGCTTCTGCCTGAGGATAGTTAGTCAAGAAGAGGGGCGTTAAGCTATGAACAATTGTTTCTATTGAACAATGCTCATCGCTTATCGCCCCGAACTTGAAAATCCCCCTCGCGATGCAGGGTTTGGCATTATTACCAAGAGTGGGCTTATTCAACTCACTCCTGGCCTTAACCAGGAAATTCCTGACGAGAAATGGAAGGAAGCAAAGGAAAACGGTGCCGTTAAAAAGCTTCTAGCTATTGGCGCCATTGAAGAAATGCAAGAACAAGTGATGGTGGACACTCTGCCTGAGAATGTTCAAAGCCTTAGCGAACTTCCTCTCGTTCAAGCTATTCGCGCCATTGAACTCATCCATGACTCAGATCGTCTGAGTGATTGGAAAAAGATTGAAGGTCGCGTCCGAGTGAGGAATGCCATTGCGAAGCGCGTGGAAGCCATTCGTATTGGGAAGGCCTGATCATGGCCGTCACTTACAACAGCTTCCTTGAGCGTTTCCCTGAATTCAGCCCACATCCTTCGGGCATTGTCAATGGCGCCATCACGGAAGCCACTTACGATGCATCGGCTGATGTGTTTGGGGAACAAACAGACCGAGCAGTAAAGTTTCTTGCTGCTCATATCATTGCCATTCAACTCGCTCAAATGGGCATTCAAATTGGTGCCACTGAAGGCAAAGTGTATGGCGAAGGGCTTGACGCCACTCAATATGGCCAAGAGTTCAAACGGATGACTAATAATCTTCCTCTTTCTTCCGTTGGTTTTGTCGTATGAGCAACTTTCTGGAGCCACTTGCAAATGCCACTTTGGTATTTAGTGTGGCTTCGGGCTATGCTCTTGACAATGAAACTGGCAATTATGTACCAGTGGCTACGGGTGTTACGTTCTATGCCACGCTGAAGCAAAAACAAAATCCTCGTTACGACCAACTCTTGGGCGCTGACATGACTGCCGTCTACATGGAAGGCAGGATGACCAGCGCCCTTGCTTTGTCTGGCGTAACTGTAGGAGATTCTGCTAGGGCAACAATCAATGGAAGAGAAGGGCGGTTTGAACTGCTGCCTAACGAACAAATTGCTATTCATTATTGGCAGTTTTTAGGCACGCCAGTCAGGGGCATTTTTAGACTGATTGGCAAAGGAAGCGTGGACAACGCTTGATTTCTCTTCTTTCCCATTGAGGATTTTCTAATGCTCTACCATCCCACTGAGCTAGTGAAGAGCCAGGACGTGATTGTCCGCGTGGGCTCTATCGGTGGCATCGCACGCCCTGTTATCACGCAGAGCGGCGCCACCTTCACTGTTAGCGGCGCTCCCACTCTCTACACTCTACAAGCGGCCACTACTGCTTCTGTTGCCTTCAATGATGGCAACACTGAGTTCTATCTGCTGGGTGGCGGCGGCTTCTCTGATAGCGTAATTGTTACCAGCCAAGCGACTACTTCCATCACTGCCTACTTCCAGAAGGATGTTGATGGCACCACCTTCATCCCCAACAGCTTTGACGAAGCTTTCCAAGTGATTGCCACTGGCCGTTACGACAAGAACGCTGAAGTGTACGTTGAGATTAATAAGCAGCTTGGCTCTTCTGGCACCACGTTCTACTATGACCGAGTGGCTTACACTGGTCGTGTGATGAACTATAATGAAAGCTATCCTGCTGATAACCTCGTTGAAGTGACGTTTGATCTGATTAGCCGTGGCCGCATTGGCATTCACCAGAATGCTTCTGAGACTGGCAGCATCATCCCCACTGCTCCTAATTCCTGATTCTTTTACTGAATCTTCGCTAGCCTGTTCCTACGGGAACAGGCTTTTTAATGAACATTTCACAACTGCGCGAGACAGTTACTGAGCTGCTTTCTGCATCGCCTAATTTAATTGGCACTTATACGTTGCCAAACAATTCAACGATTCCTGCAGTGTATGTAGTAGGCAGGCAAAGCGTACCCAAGGAATGGAAAGTAAAGGGACTAGAAGTAACAATGGAGGAGTTCCCGTCTGTTAATCCCAGGGCCATGGTCGGGAAAGTGGAAAATAGACAGCAGTGGACCATTGTTCTTGTTGACTACACTCCAGCATCATCTGCACTGAATGGCGCAGCAAATCGCTTGGCAAGACGTTTCCCTGACGCACAATTTTCATTCCGCGCTGAAGACGATATTACCTATGGCCAGTATCGCATTAGAATTCCAGACACGCAGTTACTAAATGTCTATCCTTATTCATGAAGCTAGTTAAAAGTGAATGTGAGAAGGTTTGGCTATTTGATGTGACGATAGATGATTTATTTGTCAAAGCAGGGCTCGCTTGCTTCTTGGCAGATTGCTCTTCCTCCGTCGTCCTTGATTTCGGGAAAGAAAAGATAGAGACATCCTTGCCATTCAAGGCAATTGGCAGCGCCATGCCAATGAGAATTCTCAATGCTAGACTTCCATTGCAATAGAGAATGTCATGAGCAAGTATTCCAATATTTTTCTGCTAAGCAATGCAGAGTACGAGGAAATTGGTGATTGCCTAAGGCTGCGCAAGTATAGTAGCTGGCTTGCGGAGGAGGCTTGGGTTCGTGAAGAGCAGGGGCAGAAAAGGGCTCAATTCACACTCAAGGCTATTGCATTAGCGAAAAAAATTGCTCAAGAAAAAGAAATTGACCAAGAAGAAGCATTCTTAATGCTTCAGAACAATGGCAACGAAGATAGTGTTCTGCAAGAGTATTCAGAAGAAGTCATTGGTCTGATGGCATCGCTTCCGTCGCCTAGGGAGCAGCTTGGAGAGCTGATTACCATCTTCTTTAAGAACAGAGGGGAAGTGTTGCAAGGCAAAAAGTGGACCCCCACTGAAGACTGGTCGATGGAAGACACTCAAATGCTTACCAAGAT